ACACCGCGTGCGCGGGCGCGAAATTAGAAGAGGGGGGTGGCTAGGGATTGGGGGGAGGATTGGGCTAGATATCGGGGCTAGGGGATGGCGATGAAGGGAAGAAAACCAAAATCGGATGCGCTGAAAGATCTCGAAGGAAACCCTGGTCGGCGGCCGATTCAGCGCAACACGCCGCAGCTCGAGCCGGGAATGCCGGAATGCCCCGATTGGCTGGACGATGATGCGCGGGAAGAGTGGAACCGCCAGGCGCCGCTTCTACTGAAGGCCGGCATCCTCACGGAAAGCGACCGCGCTGCGCTGACATCCTACTGTATCGCGTGGAGCCGGATCAGGGAGACGGAGGAGAACATTCAAACATACGGGCTCACCGAAAAGTCGGACGGCGGCATCCAGTTCGCGCGGGCGATGGTGAAGATTCAAGACCGCGCAATGAACCAAATGCGCGCCTATGCCACAGAACTTGGGCTGACGCCCTCGAGCCGCACACGGCTACACGTGCCCGATCCGAACCAAGGCGACCTTTTTGGCGAATTCCTCGCCAAGGAAGAGGCTCTAATTCAACCGCATGCCAGAGTCCAATGAAAGCATCGGCAGACTCGTCCAACTTTCCCGAGAACGAAACAAACGGGATCTCAAGGAGGGCGGAAAGCGCGGTATCTACTTCGATGAAAAGGCCGCAAATCGCGCGGTCAATTTCTTTCAATTCCTGCGACATTCCAAAGGTGAGTGGGCGGGCCAGCCGTTTAGGTTAGCCCCGTGGCAGGAAGACGAAATTATCCGTCCACTTTTCGGATGGCGTCGGCGCGATGGAACGCGGCGATTTAGAACAGCGTACATTTCGGTCGCAAGAAAGAATGGCAAGTCAACGCTTGCGGCTGGCATCGGCTTGTATTTATTAACGACCGATCGCGAGCCGGGAGCGGAAGTCTACAGCGCGGCCACGAAGCGCGATCAAGCGCGTATTGTGCATGGTGAAGCGGTCCGAATGGTGAAGGCTTCGCCGCCACTCAAGAAATACATTCAGCTCTATCGCGACAACATTTTCATGCCCGGTACCGGTTCGAAATACGAACCGTTGGGCGCGGATGCGGATACTTGCGACGGGCTGAACATCCACGGCGCGATTGTTGATGAGATTCACGCCCATAAAACGCGGGCGATGTGGGACATCCTCGAAACCGGAACCGGCGCCCGTCGGCAACCTCTTCAGATTGCCATCACGACGGCGGGATCAAATCGAAACACGATCTGTTGGGAGTTATATGATCAGGCCGTCAAAATGCTTGAAGCCGGCCGCGAGAACGATAGCCTCTTCGCCTACATCGCAGAGATTGAGAAGGACGATGACTGGAAAGACCCGGTGTGCTGGGTTAAGGCGAATCCAAATCTCGGCGTCTGCGTCAAGCTCGATGGTCTGCTCGAGCAGGCAGAAAAAGCGAAGGACTCGCCGGCGTTCCAAAACACTTTCCGTCGCCTGCGGCTCAATCAATGGACCGAGCAATCCGAGCGGTACATCGACATGGGCGCTTGGCTGGCGTGCGCCGGCCACGTTGACCCCGAGGAGCTTCGCGGGGCGCGGTGCTATGGCGGGCTTGATCTCGGAAGCACGCGCGATCTGACGGCGCTGGTCCTAGACTTCCCCGTTGGCGATGATGGGCGCAAGCACAAAATCCTCGCTTGGTTCTGGCTGCCCAAAGAAGGCATGGCTAAGCGCGTGAAGCGAGATAGGGTCCCTTACGATGTATGGGTAGAGCGGGGCCTGATCAAGCTGACTGAGGGAAACGTCACAGATTACAATGTGGTCCGTGCGGATATTAAGGCGATTCGGGATCGGTATCGGATTCTTGAACTCGCTTACGATCCCTGGCATGCGAGGGAAGTGGCCACGGACCTCCAGGATGATGGCCTTGTGATGGTGGAATTTCGCCAGGGCTTCAAATCGATGAATGAGCCCACCGTCGCCGTTCTTGGCTTGATTGTAGATCACCGAATCGAACATGGATCAAACCCCGTACTGAACTGGATGGCCGGAAATGTGGCGGTGAAACAGGATCCAACTGGCAGCGTGAAGCCAGACAAGAGCAAATCTATCGAACGAATTGACGGAATAGTCGCGCTCATCATGGCGCACGGAAGGGCGGCTCTTCACAAGGGAGCGCAATCCGCCTACGAAGCACATGGCATTCGCGTTTTCTAAACCGCAAGGCTTGGGGACCGATTCAATGAAGCTGCTTGATTCCTTGATTGGGATATTCAGGCCGAAAGCGGCAAGCCCGGGCCCGGATGATGATTTTTGGTATGGCCCTATTGGGTCCACAACGGCGAGCGGAACGAGAGTCAGTCCGAATTCAGCCTTGCGGGTGGCGGCGGTTTTCGAATGCATTCGCGTGGTCACTGAAACGATGGCCATGCTACCGCTGATCGTCTATCGGCAGATACCGGCTGGCGGCAAGGAGCGGGCGACGAATCATCCGCTCTACGCGGTTCTCCATGACAGGCCGAACGAATGGCAGACCTCGTTTGAGTTTCGGGAGATGATGCAGGGGCACCTGGAGCTCAGGGGAAACGCCTACGCCGAAATCCTCCCGGGCCCCCGAGGGTTTGCCGATCAGTTGATACCGCTTCATCCTGATCAAGTGACGGTCGAGCAACTCTCGACGGGAAGAATCCTCTATCACTATTCAGACCCGAGGGGCATGACGCGGATCATCCCGCAGGAGCAGATGTTTCATCTTCGGGGATTTTCGCAAGGCGGGATTGTGGGGATGAGTCCCATTCAAGTGCAGCAAGAAACGATTGGGAAGGCGATGGCCTCGACTGAATATGGCGCACGGTTTTTTGCGAATGACGCCACGCCCGGCGGGGTGCTTGAACACCCGGCAAATTTGCAGGATGAAACAGCCAAGCGCATCCGGCGAAGTTGGCAGACGGCACAGACGGGAAAGAATCGTCACAAGATCGCGGTACTCGAAGATGGGATGAAGTACCACGAAATCGGAATGACCAACCGGGATGCCCAATACCTGGAGAGTATCGAGGCGACGACGATTGATATCGCCGCGATGTATCGGGTTCCGCCGCACAAGATCGGGCGCCTGGGCCGGGCGACATGGAACAATATCGAAAGCCAAGCGATCGATTGGGTTGTGGGCGGGGTGCTGCCGCGCGCACGGCGCTGGGAGACGGCAATCGGTCGCGACCTGATTTTGAGGCCGGAGATCTACTTCTCGGAATTCTTGATCGAAGGATTGCTTCGCGGAGACATCAAGAGCCGCTACGAAGCCTATCAAATCGCGTTTAACAACGGCTGGATGAGTGACAATGAAATCCGCGAAAAGGAAAACATGAATCCGCGCGAGGGCGGAGATCGATATTACGTCTCAAGCCAGGTCGTTCCCGCCGACGAGCCGCGCACGCTGCCGGCTGGCGGGAATGATGCCCAAGCCGCAAGGCTTCAGCTCATTGCCGAGGGTGCGGCCGCTAGGGTGATTCGCGTCGAAGTCGGTGCGCTCCGCCGAGCGGCGCAGGCCGGACGATTCTCGGAATTTATTGATTCCTTCTATGATGGCCATGCGGGCTTTGTTGCTTCGGCTATGAGGATTTCGGCAAAAAAAGCCAAGGCGTATACAGAGACCCATCGGGAGACGGTGAGATTTGTGGCCAAAAAGCCGGAGTTAGAAGATATCTTGCGGGAATGGGAAGAGTCCGGGCCCGCGCAACTTGCGGCGATGGCCATGGAGGTTGAGGAATGAAGAATTACCGCCGAATCGCGCGAGCGATTTACTCGAAACCCTGGGCGATTCTTCCCGAAAAGCTCATGGCCATTATGGATTTCATCGCCTGGAAGATGCGAGGCGAGGCTATCGCGCCCGAATTCGAGGCGGCGATTGCCGAACAGGCCAGGATTCTCGAAGCGCGACGCGAGGCTGCGGCACAGGCGACGGCGAGGAGCGGCGGTATGGTGGCCGTGCTGCCCATCTACGGCGTGATTGCCCATCGGGCGAACATGATCACGGAAACGAGCGGCGGGACTTCAATCGAGAAATTCACCTCGCAATTTCGCCAGGTGGTGAACGATCCCCAAGTGAAAGCCATTGTATTGGACGTCGACTCCCCAGGCGGCGGAGTGGATGGGGTGGATGAGCTTTCCAGTGAGATTTTCAATGCGCGAACCCAAAAGCGAATCGTGGCCCTGGCGAATGCTTGGGCATTGAGCGCCGGCTACTACATCGCCAGCGCCGCAGACGAATTGATTGTGACACCGACGGGCGAGGTTGGGTCGATTGGCGTCTGGACGGCGCACGAGGATTGGTCCAAGGCGCTCGAGGCCGAAGGTGTTAAGGTCACCCTGGTTTCCGCCGGTAAGTACAAGACGGAGGGCAACCCCTACGAACCGCTTGGGGAAGAGGCGCAGTCAGCGATTCAGAATCGCGTAAACGATTTTTACGGAATGTTCGTGAGGGCGGTTGCCCGCAATCGAGATGTTCCGGTTGCGGAAGTCCGCGGAGGATTTGGCGAGGGCCGAGTGGTGGGCGCCAAAGAGGCGGTGCGCCTCGGCATGGCGGACCGCGTTGCCACACTCGATCAGACGCTCGAACGATTTGGGGTTTCCAGAAGTATGCCGAAGGCGGCGGTTGCGCAAGATCCGGCGCCAGATGAAGGTACGCAATGGCGGCCAAGCCTGGCGATGAGGCAGCGGCAACTCGATCTACATCGGCACGTTTAGGCTCTGCGTAACGCATTCGCGGCGCAGGTTAGAACAAAGCAAGCCCCGGCATCCGAAGATGCGCGGCAAGAAGATCACCCGCCCCGTGGCGGGTTTTGTGTTTTGAAACCATCTTTGGAGGTTACTGTGTACAAAATCAAAGAACTCCGGCAGCAGAAAGCGGACCTTGTGAACGAAAACAAGACCCTGCTCGAAGCTGCCACAAACGAAAGCCGCGAACTCTCGGAGGACGAGGCCAAGAAGTGGGATGCCAACGAAGCCGAATTGAAGAAGGTCGAGGCTTCGATTGTTCGGGTGGACCGCCAGATCGAGGCGGAAAACAGTCTCTCCCGAGGCGTGGACCGGGCCAAGAGGTTGCACGTTGAGGAAGTGACCGCAGGTTCAGTCGGCGAATTCTCCAACTTCGGTGAATTTCTGATTGCCGTTGCGACCTCGGCCAAGACGAACGGCCGGAAGACCGATCCGCGGCTCTTTGCCGCCACGGGCGCCAATGAAGCCATCCCCTCGGAGGGCGGTTTCCTGGTGGAGCAACCCTACGCCGCCGGCCTACTGGCGCGCACCTACGAAGTCGGCCAGATCCTGCAGCGCGTGAACCGCACGCCACTTTCCGGTAACGCCAACGGGCTCAAAATCCGCACCATCAGCGAGTCCAGCCGGGCGACGGGCTACCGCTTTGGCGGCCTGCATGTCTACCGGAAGCCGGAAGGCGTCGCAAAAGTGGGAAGCAAGCCCGCCTTTGGGCAGATCGAATTGAACCTCAAGAAGCTGACGGCTCTCTTTTACGCCACCGATGAGCTGCTTGAGGACGCCGCAGCGCTAACTTCCATCGTCAACCGCGTCTTCCCTGAGGAAATGAGCTTCACCATCGAGGACGAAATCATCCGCGGGGACGGCGCCAGCCAAATGCTGGGCATTCTCAATGCGGCCTGCAAGGTCACGGTGGCCAAGGAAACCGGCCAGGTCGGCAAAACCGTCGTGTATGAGAATATCGTTAACATGTGGTCACGCATGTGGGCCCGCAGTCGGCTCAACGCCGTGTGGCTGGTCAATCAAGACGTGGAGCCGCAACTGTTCGGCATGGGCCTGGTCATTGGCACTGGCGGGACGCCTGTTTACATGCCGCCCGGAGGACTCTCCGCTTCGCCCTACAGCACCCTCTTCGGCCGGCCGGTTATTGCCGTCGAGTATTGCGACACGCTGGGCACGGAAGGCGACATCATCCTGGCCGACTTCTCGCAATATGAAACCATCGACAAGGGTGGCCTGCAAACCGCTTCCAGCATTCACGTCAAGTTCGTCGAGGACGAGACGGTGTTCCGCTTCGTCTATCGGAACGACGGACAACCGAGCTGGCAGTCGGCGTTGACGCCTTACAAGGGCGGCGCTACGAAGACCGTTTCGCCGTTCGTTACCCTGGCAGTTCGCGCGTAGTGATCGCTTCGCGCCAAACTTCATTTGCGGATAGGGCGCGTCGCCTGGGCGCGGCGCGCTCCATTCCAAGGAGAAAAAGATGTTCAACATCGCGGAAGAAGCAAAACTGGTGGAGGCGATCACCCCGCAAGCGGGAGATGCCCTCACCGGGGCTTACGTTTCACTCAAGAATTACCGCAAGGCTTACGTCGTGGTGCATATCAACCAGGCGAACGCCGCACAGGTGGCCATTACGGTTGAAATGGCGCCACTCGTTAGCGGAGTCGGCCACGTACCAATCGTCCGACTTCTTCCCATCTGGGCAAACGAGGATTGCGCTACGTCCGATACGCTCGTACGCGAGGCGACGGATGCGGTTGCTTTCACCACCAGCGTGGCAACGACACAGAAGCTCGTGGTTTTTCAGATCGATGCGAGCATGCTGGCCGATGGCTATGACTGCATCACGGTGATTACTGCCGCCTCAAACGCAGCCAACATCACCTCGGCATTCTACCTGCTAGTCGGCGCGCGGTATCAGGCGGCCACTCCGCCCACGGCGCTCACTGACTAAGAACGCCGCTCAGGTTAACGACTATCCAGGGGGCGGCGCGAGAGCCGCCCCTACTTTTCTGACCGCAGAGGTCTGGGCCGGGCTTGGCCCGACCCTGAAAGGGAGATCCAATGGCTACTCGTGCGAAGTGGTATCGCAACATACTACAGTATTTCGACAACGTCTCGTTCGAAACCGTCCACCCGTTTTCCCCGGTTATCTTCTTCGAGGATTTTCTGGGGAAGGCGTTCGACGTGACAAACATCTGGACAGCCAATGACACGGGCGCGGCTACGCAAGCGCTTGTGGCGGATGGGCCCAGCGGCGCCATCGAATTGCTTCTCACCAACGCCGCCGAGATTCAGTTGGCGGGAATCGATTGGGGCAATCAGCGAACATTGACGCTCAACCAGGGGCTACAATTCGAGGCACGCCTGCGCTTCACGACCCTACCTGTCAATGCGACTACGGCAGTAATTGGCCTGGCCGGCGATCATAATGCGGCCATCAATACGGTCGCCGAATCCATCTGGTTTCGGTGGAATTTTTCGGGTGCCACAACCGTCGAGACTGATGACACCACGCATGAAACCACTTCGGTTGCCACGGGTTCGACTTGGCTGGTCAACATCTGGCACATCGTTCGCATCGACTGTTCTGACATCGAGGACGTGAAGTTCTACATCGATGGCGCGCGAGTCGCTGCGGCCACCACCTTTAACATGCACACCGTACCCGCGTTGGCTTTGCAGCCTGTCGCGCGATTGGA